TGCCTCATGGTTGAACCAGACTTATCAAGGAGTGTTAGATGATAGTAGCCAAAGCAGTGATACCAAACCAGTACTGGATCTTGCAACAGGATGATCGCAAGGTAGGCAACATAGAAGCCGCCGCTGACGGATTCACGGTGGTGATCAATGGAAGCCAGCAAAAATTCAAAGATCTGCGCATGATCAAGCGCAAGGTATCCATCGATTTCCAGAATCTGCAGCGCAACACCAAACCTGGCACGGCGTGTGAAGTGCTGGGTTATCCCACCGACTCTGCTCCCTATAACGGTGTGTTTGATGTGCCGCATCAGGTGCCGTTGTACACGCGCGAACCCCGATCCAAGTCATGGTATGCGGCCGGTTGGTATCTCATCAGCCAGGGCAGAGGTTGGCGCGCAGAGTTCTGTCCCAAGATGATCATGCTGAATCGCAACAGATTCTTGGGACCGTTCCACACCCAACCAGAGGCCCTGGCGCATGAGCATACACATCAATCGCTTTATTGATCGGGTGCGTAGCCTCGAACATCGAGGTCAGAGAGACTTTACCATGACCATGGCCGAAGCCAGAGACCTACAGGCTGATCTCGCCAAACTGCTGTTGGCCTTGCATGTGGCTGCCCAGACCACACAGACCGACGGTACCACCACAGTGGAGATCGATGGTGGTGGATTTTAAAACTACCTACATTATCATAAATAATCGTAGGAACAGATATGAGCAGACCCAAACCCAGAGTGCTGGCGGAGATAACCAACCGTAACACCTACAAGACCGAGCAGGTCCTTGCGGCCGAGGGAATCTGGGCAGTGTTCTACGATGGATCGCCTATCAATCTCAAGACTGCCAATCTCCTGGTGCAATACCCAGGACCCAAGTACAAGAAAGTGTCGTTCTCCAATGCGGGCCACGCACGCAATCTAGCACGCAAACTCAACACGCAGTTCCGCACAGACAAATTCACCGTGGTGCTGCTCACACAAGGGGATCAAGTGTACCCCGATGCCGGATCGCAGACTTGAAATCGTCCAGCGGCTGATGCCGCAGATTCCCATGGAGTATCAGCATAGCATAGAGTCCGCTATGCGCACCTGGTGGGCCAATATCCGCAGAGATGGTGGCATGCGCTTGACCGATCTGGGTTACGAGATCATGCATGATGTCCTGCGTTTGGAGAGCTGGGAACTGGATCTCCGAGATCGAGATCACATTGTCTTTACCAAACGGCTCATAGTGGATCTGGATCGCAAACTGGAATGGCCCTACTACATCGAGGTCAGCATGAAACGCAAACGCCGGCGCATGGTTTTTTTCGGCAGCCGAGAAGCCATGATGGCCACCATGTATGGAGATCTCAAACAGTGGCTGGCGAGCATAGATTGACCAATAAATGCGTCTGTTTTATACTGTATCAGTGCGCTGATCCGCAACAAAATGCTAGGTAAGTGCTTGCTAACATAGCGATCCAGCGGCGGTTGACCAAAAATGGCATTTTTGGTATAATAATGGTATGGACGATAAGAAAACACCCCGTAAACGACGCACAGATCGCACCCACATCGTGTACAAGATCCAGTCCGGCACGGACTTCTACATTGGTGTCACTGCCAAGACTGAATCGACGGTGCTGAAGTCGGTTAGGGTGCGCATGAACAAACATCTGTATCGTAGTCGTACCGAAGACAAGAGCTGGGCACTCTACGAAGCACTCCGTGGGCGTGGCCCAGAGTGCTTCTGCTATTCTATCGTGGCCGTGGTGCGTGGCAAGACTGAAGCGCACCAACTCGAGCGTGCCTTGATCCGAGAAATGCGGCCCACACTCAACACCGATGTGCGTGAAAGGCAATCGGTATGACCATCATCGTCGTGCTCGCCACCGCGCCAGACCTGGATGTCGCCGAACGGCTGGCACAAGATGTGCTGGAGCGGCGCTTGGTGGCCTGTGTGACGATCCTGCCTGGTGCCCGGAGCCACTACTGGTGGCAGGAACGGTTGGAGACGGCAGAAGAAGCGCAGATAGTCATGAAGACCACCCAGGACCGTTGGGCACGGCTCGAAGCCCATTGGCAGCAGATCCACCCCTATGACACACCAGAATTGGTAGCCTTGCCGGTCACGGCAGGCCACAGACCCTACCTTGATTGGATCGTAAAACAGGCCACCACATGAAAGATTGTACGGATCGTCTGGTACGCGATGGTTGGGTGGCTGTGCTATACTCGCCGGGTTATGGAGCGGGTTGGAGCACCTGGCAACCGGATCCAGACGTGCGGATCTCCATGTTGTTTGATCCGCAGATCGCGGACCTAGTACAGAGGTCGCCAGATTGGCAGGCGAAAGTCGAAGCCATGGCCCGGATCAAGTATCCCGATGCATATCTGGGTGGCCTACAGCATCTTAAAGTGAAATGGTTGAGGCAGGGCACCCAGTTTTACATAGACGAACGCGATGGCAGTGAATCCATAGTGATCAACGGAGAACAAGAATGGATAACAGCATGAAGAACGTCAAGATACCTGCCCGAAACTATTTAATTAAAAACAACCGCAATCGGCCGGCTCGCCATCGTGCAGTGACTGATTATCGCCGACACAGCAAACATCGCAACCAGGAGATGCTATGACCGAAACGGATAACCGTCATGGATCTCATGCTGTTGGTGGCCATCGAACAAGAAGATCTGGGCGATATGAGTGAGGCGCGCGAGCCCGCTGGCTGGGACTAGCCCGTGTGGAATCCCTTGACTCAAAACATCGTGTGGCAACTGCACATGAACGATCTCCGCAGAGACATGGCCACCTGGACGGATGATCGTCTGCGGGATTTTGAGTCAGGGTTTCAGGGATGGAATCACAACATCTCCCGGGCTTATCTAGCAGAAGTAGAACAAGAATGGCAACGCCGTGGCACCAAATTGGATTTGACAAAAAATTGCCCGAATGCTACAATATTCTATCATGACCAAAATAAAGAAACAGATCCGAACACGCAACTGGGTGGCCAAGAATAACTTCAACCGCCCGGTGCGCCATCGTGCAGCCACAGATTACCAACGCCAACCTAAACACCGCAACCAGGAGACTGTATGATCGAACTCACCGGATTATCACCCCTGCAACGAGAACTGGCCGACCACATGTGGCAGATGGAGTCTATAGACGACATCGTGGCCTGGGTCAACAGCATGCCTCGGTCTGTGGCCCTGCAGGCCTACATCGTGATGCAGATGATCATAGCGGCCGAGATAGACCGCGCCGCGGAAGATGATGTATCAGTGGCCCGTGACATAATTGAAAGGATCCGTTCATGCTGAAATACGAAACCATCCACACTGTAAACGCCGCTCGCCGGCGCATGACGGACAGCCGCCGAGACCGTTACGGTTGGCGATCAGATGGTGTGAATCCGGAACAAGATCAGCTTACCTTGTTCACTTTCGAGCAGGCTGCCATAGACGACAGCCGCCACAATTTCGAATGGTCGCTGTCTGTGGCCCGCGAGCATGATCAACAGTGGCTGGTGCTGGCTCCCATGAACCTACAGACCCTGGGTTGGGCCGGAACGAATCAAGTGGCTGCTGACATCGCACCCAGAGCATGGATACGAGAGTTCCGCGCATGGTTGGACAGCGAGCATCAGGATGCTCGCACAGAATCCAGCGATCGGGCTGAGGTCATGCACTTCCATACCTGGCGACGCTGTTTCACAACGAAGGAACATCAGGGCGTGTACGAAGTAGCCACTGGCCGGAGACTGACCAGTCGCGACGAGATCATAGAATCATTCTGGCACATGGGCTTCGCTACCTGGCGTGGCCGGCCCTACTCGGTAGCCAAACAGCGCTGGTCCGGCAACCGAACGGAACTGGAAGATCTCACCGACCTCTATCATCAGCATTACGCCAGGCACCGCACTTCGGACATGGCCAAGAAAATGGTATCCGCGTTCCGATCGATCAATCGCTACGCGGCCTGGCCAGGAGCTTGGTAAGCCGTGTCCGAGCTTGAGGATCTTTTCCCTTACGAATGCCGCACCCGGCATCCCTATGATCAGGTGGTACCATGGCTAGAAGCCAACGTGGGAGAGTTTGATCGAGAATGGTATCGCTATGGCACAGACATAGCCTCGGGTATCACTGGATGGGTTCCAGATATCTACAGATTCCGAGACGAGCAAGCCGCGGTGTTGTTCCGGCTGAGATGGTCCTGATCCCCCGGCGCAATGCCACGGCAGTGATCGACTGGCTTGATGCAGAAGTGTCACCCAACCAACCTTACCGGGTACCCGATATCGAAAGAACAGAAGACAGCCGCAAGAATCCCTACTATGTCAGCACCACGGCACAGATAGCAGAGTGGCGTGGAGCCCACGATCTCTGGAGGGTCAGACAGAGCGCTCGCCGTCGCCGGATCGAAGTGACCTGCGCTGATCCTCACTTAGAAACTGTCATAGCCCTGCGCTGGAGCCAATAAAAAACCGCCCCGAAAGGCGGTTTTTTGCAGACCAAATCTGCTATTACTTCTTGGCGGGTTCAGCTTTTTTCTCGTCTTTCTTGGCAGGCTCAGCTTTTGCGGCAGCGGGCTTGGCCTCTTCCTTCTTGGCGGGTTCGGCTTTTGCGGCAGCGGGCTTGGCCTCTTCCTTCTTGGCGGGTGCGGCAGGGGTTTGGGCAAAAGCAGACACAGCAAACAGACCAGCAACAGCGGCGGTAACGATGGGTTTCATTTTTTCCTCTTTGCAAAAAGATTTGGATTCACTAGGACCACCCCAGTGTACAGTATTTATCGAGAGATCACACGGTGAAGAAATCCCGGAAGATCCGGGATTGATGCTGACCATTTGGCCTATTGTACGCCGTCAGCGGGCGAATCATTTCAGGTTGATCTGGCTCCAAACACGGTCACGGATCTGGGCAGTGAGCGCATCAGGCAAGGGCACCTAGTCTAGATCCAGGGCCTGCGTTTTGCCATTCTTGAATGCCCAATCGAAGAACTTGAGAGTTTTGCGGAGTTGGCCCGGTCGGTGGGTTGCCGTACATCAGGGCAAATGAAGCACCAGTGATGGGCCAAGGATCAAGGTCTTGCTCCTAAACGGCCAGACAGATCATTTAGATATGTTTGGAATGGAGAAAGATGGTATCATCCAGATTTTTATCTCCCAAAATTAGATACCTATGTTGAAATCAAAGGATATGAAACTGATAGAGATCGTGCCAAATGGTCGCAGTTTCCAGAAAAGTTAGTTATTATCAAAGGCCAACAAATAAAAGATATTTAAAAGGGCACCTTCGGCGGTCTTGACTTGTAACGATAAACAATGTAGAATTGGTTCATTGGGACGGACGCCGTATTGGTTGCAGGCCCTCGACTCATAATCGAGTGACGAAAGTCCGCTGTGGGTTCGAACCCCACCCGTCCCACCACCAAAAGTCCCTCCGGGCCCACCATCCAATTTTGCCAGAATTCTAGCATGATTGATCAAAATCCTGTATAAATATTATTTGCTCAGTGCCCTTGGGACTGTGCAAATTTTCTTGCTTAACCTAAAGGAGAAAAACGCAATGAAACTCAAACCCCTACACGACCGCGTGGTCGTTCGAATCCTCGAAGCAGAAAGCCGTACCGCTTCGGGCATCGTGATCCCTGATGCAGCACAAGAAAAACCCAACCGTGGCCGGGTGTTGTCCGTGGGTGCTGGCCGCAGGCTGGAAAATGGCACTGTACTGTCAATGGCTGTGCAAGTTGGCGATGAAGTGCTGTTCGGCAAATACACAGGCCAGGTAGTAAAAGTTGACGGTGAGGAAATCACCGTGCTCAAAGAAGATGACATCTTCGCCATCGTTGAACAATAAAAGGAGATCATGATATGTCAGCAAAATCCGTGAAATTCGGCTCAGACAGCCGCGACCGTTTGGTACAGGGCGTGAACACCCTGGCCGATGCTGTAAAAGTCACGCTGGGGCCCAAAGGCCGCAACGTGGTGATCCAGAAGAGCTTCGGTGCCCCCATCGTCACAAAAGACGGTGTCACTGTGGCCAAAGAAGTGGAACTCCGAGATCCACAGGAAAACATGGGCGCACAGATGGTGCGTGAAGTGGCATCCAAGACCGCGGATCGTGCGGGCGATGGCACAACCACTGCCACTGTGTTGGCTCAGGCCATCGTGCGTGAAGGTATCAAGTCGGTGGCCGCTGGCATGAACCCCATGGACCTCAAGCGCGGTATCGATACTGCCACCCGTGCCATCGTGGCCGAACTGGAATCGGTTTCCAAACCCTGCTCTACCAATCGCGAGATTGCGCAGGTGGCATCGCTGTCAGCCAACTCTGATACCGCCATCGGCGACATCATCGCGCAGGCCATGGAGAAGGTTGGATCGAAAGGCGTAATCACCGTGGAAGACGGCAAAGGCCTGGACAACGAGCTGGAAGTGGTGGAGGGCATGCAGTTTGATCGCGGCTACCTCTCGCCCTACTTCATCAATTCTGCAGAGAAGCAGACCGCAGAACTGGACAATCCCTACATCCTGTTGCATGACAAGAAGATCTCCAACATACGGGATCTCATCCCGGTGCTGGAGCAGGTGGCCAAAGCGGGCCGTCCGCTCCTGGTCATCGCGGAAGATGTAGAAGGCGAGGCCTTGGCCACCCTGGTTGTGAACAACATGCGTGGCATCCTCAAGACCGTGGCCGTGAAAGCTCCGGGCTTTGGCGATCGCCGCAAGGCCATGCTGGAAGACATCGCTACGCTCACAGGTGGTTCTGTGATCGCGGAAGAGCTGGGGCTCACGCTGGAAAAGGTTAGTCTCAAGGACCTGGGCCAGGCCAAACGAGTGGAGGTCAACAAAGACGACACCGTGATCGTGGATGGCGCAGGTGACCGGGCTAGTATTGAAGCCCGTGTGAAATCGATCCAGGCACAGATCGAGGCCGCCACTTCGGACTATGATCGCGAAAAGCTGCAGGAGCGTGTGGCCAAACTGGCCGGAGGCGTGGCAGTGATCCGCGTGGGTGCCGCCACGGAAATGGAGATGAAAGAGAAGAAGGATCGAATTGATGATGCTCTCCATGCCACCCGGGCTGCCGTGGAAGAAGGTGTGGTGGTTGGTGGTGGAGTGGCCCTGTTGCGCGCCGCCAAACGCGCGAGCATCACGCTGCCGGTGAACAATCCCGACTTCGCTGCTGGTGTGAACATCGTGTTGCGTGCCGCGGAAGAGCCGCTCAGAGCCATCGCGTTTAATGCCGGTGCTGAGCCTAGTGTGGTAGTGAACCGCGTGCTGGAAGGCCAAGGCAACTTTGGCTACAACGCGGCCACAGATACCTACGCGGATCTGGTGGAACAAGGTGTGATCGATCCTACCAAGGTCACTCGCACCGTGCTCACCAACGCGGCAAGCGTGGCTGGCCTGTTGCTCACAACCGAGTGCTCGATCAACGAAATCCCCGAGGACAAGCCTGCCGCAGGTGGCGGCATGCCTCCGGGCGGAATGGGCATGATGTAAAACAAAAAGGGAGGCTGGTCCTCCTTTTTTTTTGTCGCTATGGAAGCTACCGGACACATGGATCTTGATATCTGCCAGTGCTGGTGGCTGACAGAAAAAGTGCGTGGGGACGAGGGGTACGCACAGAATCTCTACGCGGCCATGTGCAACCAGGCATGGCAATATCAGGATGTATGGACGGTATTGACAGATAAAATCTGGTCATGCTCTTGGCGCACCGCAGCAGCCATCGTGGCCGACATCCGCGGCGAAGGCGACTACATGGACTGGTACTGCTCGGGCATGATGAAGAGCCATCCCGATGACGATCTCGTGGGCGGCGCAGAATCCATTCAAAACTATGTGCCCGAAGGTACTGTCACAGACGAAATCCGTGAAGACCTGGCCAAACTGGGTTGGCATCCCGTGGTTGACTGAAAATGCCTTTTTGTGTACAATACGGTATCATCTAAAAAATAAGGATACCTATGCAAAATACCAAATCATTCCTGCGCTGGATGTTCCGTGGTTGGTATCGTGATATCACCTTCTGGGGCATGATCATCGGTATGGCTGCATTTGTCAACATGTGGTTGGACGGTGATCTTGTCACCTCGTGGCTGTTGCTGTCTCTGGGCTTGGCCCTGGTAATGTTTGATCTGATCTGGCGCTTCCTGCGCTTGCAGTACAGTGTCTATACCATGGAACGCGATCGCGTGGCCCGTGAACTGGAAAGGAAATAGCATGGCGACCCGTAAACAGAAACAAGAACTGATAGATACCCTAAAATTCACGCCCACTCCGGTGCGCATCCAGCTCTACGGTTACGGTGGGGAATGCTACATCGGTTCGATCAGCAGAGAGCAATATGAGTTCTTCAAGTCAAAGAAAATTGACATAGATCAGTACACTCACTCCTGGGATGAAAATGGCATGTGGGATGATGTACCTGCGGACATGCGACCTTTCACTCCCGGCAGTCCCTATGAATGCGATGATCTGTTCCATGGCACCGGTGCTACCATGGACAGCGGCAGTTATATCCGGGTGGAAGAAGTTGACTCTGGCCAGGAACTGTGGAAATCGGATCTGGACATCGCCAATCTCGAAGGTCAAGGTGTCACAGTTGATCTCGTGGATGACTGCGACAGCGTGGACTGGCCAGATGGCCGGATAGTGTTCTGGGGTGGACAGGGCGAGAAAGGTTGCTTCTTTGACGGAGAGATCACGCTCCGTGCACCATTTGATCCCGCCAGACTGCGCATCACTTACGGCAACGGCGACGATTGGTATTTGTGTTCCGGTGTAGAGTATGACGGCGAGGATGTGGAGGGCACGGACGGTTACTCAACCACGGGCAAGTGGGCCGAAGGCAAGTTCTGGATCGCAGGCGGCGAGGAAGTGTATGAGGGCGTGGAGCGCCGCGAAGACGGCGACGATGAAGAAGAGGATGTAGAGGTCTTGGATGGCGAAGAGATGCAGGCACAAGAAGCCATCGACTCTGGTCCCGACATGTGGGAAGGTATTGAACTTACTGCCTATCACGATGTGAGTCTGCGGCCAGACATCAAGGGCCAATACGATGTGCTCACAGGCACCTGGCCGTTCCCCCTGCGTGCGGAATGGACCGGGCGGACCTGGAAGGATCTCAATGGCAAACGGATTGATGTAGCACAGTGGCGGGGACTGAGCAAACCCGCTGAGTAAAGAACGTTCCGGCGTCACCGGATAGTCTGACCCAGACGATGAGAAGTGGTGTGACAGCCACGGGTGGTTCCAGTCAAACCAAACTGGCGCTGGCAATGCGTGAACGGGCCTTGCGAGGAGCGGACGCTTCACTGCCTCGAATGTTCCTGCTGAGTGGGTGATGCCCCGATGGGGTGCGAGATCTCATAACCAGGACGCAGTGGGCGGATCAGCCGGGGGCTGTCAGAGCAGTTTTTTCCTATTGTGTTAGGCTATGATGCCCATAGGAAAAAAGTAATAAAAAGTCACACAAAATACATTGACTCTATGATATATACTCGTGTATAGTAAAAACACTGAGACATAGGGTCTCAAACTCCCCAAACCAAAGGAAAACAAAACTATGAAAACAGTAGGCGAAAAGATCGAACCATTTGTGGTCACAGGCGTGAACCCCAGATCCGACAAGTTTTTTGATATCACAGAGCAGAGTTTTGCAGGCAAGTGGAAGGTTATAGTATTCTACCCCAAAGACTTCACTTTCGTGTGCCCCACAGAGATTGTGGCCTACGATCGGCTGTTTCAGGACTTCGCAGATCGTGATGCCGTGTTGCTCACAGGTAGCACCGACAACGAGTTCTGTAAACTGGGTTGGCAGGACGCACACGAAGATCTTGGGCGTATCCGCCACATCCAGTTCGCTGACACACAGCGTGGTGAGCTCAGCCTCGTGGATCAGCTGGGTGTGTTCTTCGCCCCCGCAGGTGCCGCCCTCCGCGCCACATTCATCATCGATCCCGAAGGTGTGATCCAGCATGTCACAGTCAACAACCTCAATGTGGGTCGCAGTGCCGAAGAGACGCTCCGTGTGTTGGATGCTCTCCAGACCGGTGAACTGTGTGAGTGCAATCGCCAGGTTGGTGCCGATACCCTGGAAACCAAGCGACTGAAGGCGGCCTAACCATGCAGTGGGTAGATCAGCTCAAAGAAGGCCTGCCTGACTATGCCAAAGATACTCGCTTGAACATCGATGCGGTGGTCAAGCGCAGTACCTTGGCCGCAGAAGAAGCCGAAGCAGTGGCCCTGGCCGCTGTGTTTGCCACTGGTAATACTCGACTGTGGACCTGGATCCAGAGCCAGATAGCAGATCAGCGAGAAGCTGAGGCCGCGATCACTGCCGCCAGTCTGATGGCTATGAACAATGTGTGGTATCCATATGTTGAAATGGCCGACGATCCCAACCTCGCGGGCCTGCCTGCACA